ATAGACAATCTGAGACACTTTCCAGTCTATCGGGTACACGGTTTAGGGTACGGTAAGTTAACCCCCATATATAAGTATCCCAATTCCCTACCTAGTCGCTCGGCTTTAAGCCTCGCTCCCTATCCCGGAACCCAGAGAAAGCAAAGCCCCCCTTACCCCCCACAGTTCAAGCCTGCAGCAGGTTCGGGAAACCGCCCTCCAGGTCCGGGATACAATCCCGTCGCCCGTCGTGAAGTTTCAGCCCCACGCTCTCGCGCAACACAAACCATACACGACGGTCCTTGACAACACAAGGAACCCCCCCTAAGTTACACACATGGAAGACGAACCGTACATTTCGTACAGTCAACTCACCACCTGGCTCCAGTGTGGGGAGAAGTACCGCTTGACCCGTATCCTGAAACTGGAAGAAGACCCAGCCTGGTACTTCGCTGGAGGCACAGCAGTGCACTCCGCCGCTGACGCTATCGACCATGCACTGTTGGAGGGCAAGTGAGTGACGCAGCCTACGAGGCAGGCATGGTCGCATTCCGTGCCTCACTCGCCAAAGCGAAAGCCGACAACGAAGGTAAACCCTGGCGTGCCGGTGGACGGGCAAGCAAGAAGTACCCGTACAAGGAAGACGAATCGTGGTGGATGGCTGAAGGTCCAAGCATGGTTCACGCCTGGTACAACTGGCGGAAGAACAACCCGAACCTGGAGATCTGGCACACCGAACAAGGCGTACCCGCCATCGAAATCGGTGTCACAGTCAGGCTACCCGGTGATGTGTTGATGAAGTCCGTCATCGACCGTGTGTTCGTGGACAAGGTTTCCGGTCGCACCATGATCGTGGACTTGAAGACCGGGCAGCCACCCAAGTCTGGCCTGCAACTGGCCGTGTACAGGACAGCGTTGCTGGAGCAGTTCGGTGAGGCACCCACGTACGGTGCCTACTGGATGGCACGCAGTGGGACATTAGACACTGTGCATGACCTGCGCGAGTACCCCGAGAAGATGATTGAGCGTTGGCTGCGTGACGTGAAACGTGCCATTGAGGCACGGATCTTTGTTCCGAACATGACGAACTTGTGTGCTACGTGTGGGGTGCTGCAGCACTGCTATGCTTACGGTAACGAAAAGTACCGTCCCGATTTTGAGGATGATCTAGTGGAAGGAACGAACTGATGGCAGCATCACCTGAAGGTACGAAGGTCCAAGCCAATTTCAAGATTGGTAACGACCTGTTCAACGTGTACGCGAACTCGATGGTTGAGTTCGTTGACCTCCTCGCAGAGTTGGAGGAGAGCGGGATTACCGCTATTCACAGTGTCCAGTCAAAATTGGGTGCTTCTCACACCGTGGCTACCGCACGGGCTACCGCTACTCCTGTGCCGCAGAATGATGCGCCCCCCGCTTCGTTCACGTCGGCAGCGGTCAAGCAGTGCGTGCACGGTGACATGGTTCCCCGTAGCGGCAGTAACGCTAAGGGTCCGTGGAAGGGATGGATGTGCCCGACTCCGAAGGGGACACCGGACCAGTGCAGCCCGGAGTTTCTGCGCCGTGGCACAGCAGAGTGGAACAACTTTCCCGCCTAGGGGGTGAAGTATGGAAGAGGACGAGATCTACATCAGCAAGGTGACCATCGTGTCCAGTGAGCGGATTGATATCAAGAAACTCGCTGACAAGGTTTCCGCTTTTGGGACAGTCACCTCTGTTTCGTCGGAACTGAACGAAGAAGACGACGAGGAAGAAGAGGACTAAGTGAGGTCACTTGACCGGGCCGTAAGGTCCATCGACAAGAAGGCAATGGTGATCCCAATGCCGTTCAAGTCGTGGAGTGACGCCAACATTTCCGTGCGCCGTGGTGAGGTCAGCATGATCGCTGGCCCACCCGGTGCCGGGAAGTCCACCGCTGCTTTAGCGATAGCGGTCAGGTCACAAGTGCCCACACTGTATGCCAGTGCCGACTCGCACGAGTCCACTATGGCTATCCGCTCGCTGGCTATGGTGTTGAACCTGCCGCAGGCTGAGGCGGAGGAGAAGATGGCGAATGACCCGCAGTGGGCGTCGGCTATCTTGAAGGAGAACATCGGCCACATTCGGTGGATGTTTGATGCGTCCCCGACACTGGCTGACCTGGAGGACGAGATCAACGTGTACCGTGAGGTGATGGGTGCGAACCCTGAACTCGTGGTCGTTGACAATGCCGTGGACGTGACCCACGAGTCGGGTGACGAGTTCTCCTCACTCCGTTCCCTGATGCGTGAGGTGAAGTGGTGGGCTCGTGACACATCGGCAGCGTTCCTGATCCTGCACCACACGAGTGAAGGCTACGAGGGCTACCCGTGTCCTCCGCGTGCAGCGTTGCACGGGAAGATCGCGCAAGTCCCGTCGCTGATTGTGACTCTCTCATCTGACCAGCCTGGGTTGATGGCTGCTGCAGCGGTGAAGAACCGTTACGGTCCCGCCGACGCTACTGGTAAGAGTGCCGTGTGGATGGACTACTTCCCGACGACGATGACCCTGAAGGACATGGACTGATGTCGTCAGCCAACAAGCGGAAAGGTAGCCGCTGGGAGATAGACCTGGAGGACTACTACAACGACAACGGGTTGAAGGCTAGGCGACTGCCACGGGCAGGAACCAAAGACATCGGTGACGTTGCCATTGAACTACGCAACAACCATGTGATCGTGGTTGAAGCCAAGAACGTGCGAGCCAACAAGGTACCTGAGTGGCTGGCTGAAGCGGACGTGGAAGCAGACAACTATCAGGAGAAGTACGACACGCCCTGCTACGGGGTCGTGGTTCGCAAGTCACCTGGTAAGAATGCTTCCGGTGGTGTGGTGATGATGACGCAAGAAACCCTACTGAACCTGCTACGTTGGAATGGACTGGCATGATTGCTTTCAGGTGGCTGCAGTTCCGGCACTGGCTCGCATCCAAGATCATCGGATACAACATCCACGACGCCATTGACGAAGCCTACGACCAGGGCACCCGATGGGGTCAGATGCAAACGTTGAAGAATATGCGAAATGCCCCCACGGTTTGACATCTGGCCCGTGCTAGAACACTACGGGTGGACACTGCCGTCACCCCGTGGCGTGTGGCAGTCGGTCAAATGCCATGTGCACGAAGACCACCACGCTTCTTGCCGGGTCAGCGAGGACGCTGGCATGGTGAAGTGTCTCGCGTGTGACTTCAAAGGGGACGCGATATATGTTGTGCGACACTACGAAGGGATAGGTTACAAGGATGCTGTCGGTAGATGCGAGGAAATTACTGGCGGAAGCGGAGTGGGCGTACTACAGTCAAGTCGGGGATATCGCAGAGTATCTGCTGGGTCGCGGGATCGACGGGGAAGCCGCTCGTATACACCACCTCGGCTACGTAAAAGAACCGATGATCGGTGATGACGAGATGCGTGGCCGTCTGGCTATCCCCTATCTCACCCCTACGGGTCCAGTCGATATACGTTTTCGATCAATCCACCCCGACGACTCCCCCAAGTATTTGTCCCGCGCCGGGTCGCAGCAACACATCTACAATGTGCTTGCCTTCCAAGACGACTCCGATATCATGTGTGTTTGTGAAGGTGAGATTGACACGATCATCGTTAACACAATGGTTGGCATACCTGCCGTGGGTATGCCTGGTGCGAACGGTTGGAAGAACTGGTATGCGCGTGCGTTCGCGGACTACCGGAAAGTATTCGTCCTAACGGACGGCGACCAGGCGGGGAGGGACATGGGTAAGAAGATTATGCAGGCGATTGACGTGGCTGTCGTGGTTCCCATGCCTGACGGTATGGACGCTAACGAAGTGTATCTGGCTGAGGGGCCGGATGGGATCAGGAAGAGGTTAGGGTTGTGAGCGAAGAGGTGGCAGCGTTCGGTGTCCTCATCCTGGGGTCGATGATTGCGGGATGGGTGCTTGCCGCAGTGGTCATGTATGTGACCGCGAAGATTGACGAGCGTAAGTGGCGTAGCCGCATGGCCGACAAGGCGAACGACATCCTGGGGGCTGGTCGTGGATGATGCTGACGCAAGACTGGGAGCAACTGCTCCAGACTCTGAGAGATCTTGGCTTGGCTATCGAGAGCCACAACCGGGTGACCGGGAAGATAACCCTGTCCGTATACCCATTGCCCCGCCAAAACATCCGGGGTACGGTGTAACCACAGAAGAACTCGCTGAGGCGCAGCGACGCTTCACGAACTATGCCCGGTTGCGTATCATGGGCACCGGGAACCGTGAGTATTCCCGTGGATCTAAGCAAACGTTCGAGGACATGAGCCTGCACCGCCTGATTGAAGAGTTGCGGGATGAGATCGCTGACTCCGTGAACTACCTGACGTTCATGGATATTCAACTGTCACGTTGGAAGCGGACACTGGAGGAAAAAATATGAAACGAGTATGGGTAGTTTCCGACCTGCAGGTTCCGTTCCATGACAGGCGTGCCGTCGATGCGTTGGCCCAGTGCATTGAGGACACGAAAGGCAAAGACGATATTGTGTTGACTATCGGTGACGAGATGGACTTCCAAACCATCTCCCGC